CGATAATTCGGAACATACAGCATATGAGCCAGTCGATCACATTCGTATAAATAATTTTCACGCCAGATCCGAGCGGTTTCACGTTTATCTTGAATATTGATTGAGCGGCTAACATCACCCAGAATGGTTTCTTGACGGCTCGTAGCACGCCCCGTCGCAAGTTCTGTTAAGCGCTCAGCTTCCTCACAACGCTCAATTTGTTGAACAATTTTGTCGTAATAATATTCGCTAGGGATACTATTACATGCTTCCATTAACCTAGCGTAATCCCCGGCAGGGACTGTAGCGATATTAAAACCCAAATGATACGCTACACGACTAAAGTTATAGTCATCAAGCCTATACCCAAAAACCTGAGCTGGATTACGCGACAGCTGGTTAATCGCAGCATAAACTACTTCTCTTTTAGTAGCGTCTGTAGTGTCAGGTTGAAATACAACACCCTGACCCGCTAAGTATGACTGTATTTGCTGCAGCTCTTGTGTACTGAGTTGGGCCATTATTAAACCCTATTACTTATAGTTATTCTAAATCTTATTTATGGTCGCTTTAAACAATTATTCTACGTAAACATGGTCACCTTCAAGAACAGCATCCCAATCAACATTCTTGATCGAGCGCAATTGGTCGAGTTTGGTAAATCGCTCGCCAGTCTGAGCTTGTTGCAATTCTTTAATCTCAGTAGCAGTCTTCATGCCGACGCCCTTTAAAACCTGCGTTAACAGTTGCGGGGTAGCACTATTGATATTGACTCGGTTAAAAGCTTGGACTTCAGGTTTAACAATCTGACGCCCACGGCGCTGCTTTGTGGGCTTTTCCGGTTCCGTCGGTTCTTTAAGTTCTTCTGAGATCTGATTTTTATGGGCAAAGAAAACTTTCCCCGTGGTTAACGAACGAACCATCTTATATTCGCCGTCATCGTGCTCGCTTAAAACTTCGATCTTTACACCGTTCGGAGTAAATGTGAACTCTTTAACAGCCGAGGCAGTCATTATGTAGACAGTGATCTGCCTTTAGTTATAGCACAATCGGCAATAAAAAACCCCTCCAGAAGGAGGGGTCTGAACATTCCCTACTGAGTATATCAGGAAGGGACGGTCGAAGTGTAAACGTTGGACTCAATGAGACCACCGGGCTGAAGGGCCAGATCGTCACGCTTGGGCGCTTCGTCGGGCACAATCCAGCAAACTTCACAGATACCCAGCGCTTTGTTCTTGCCAGACAGTTTGTTGGCTTTAGCGCGGGGATCATACACACCCGAACCGAGACCCAGACCGGAGCCAGGAACGGTAGCGGTGCTGTACAGGCGATACTTCGTATCGGCAGTAACAGCGTGCATGTTGGCGGGATTCCACGCGTTGCTGGAAACAAAAGCACCGTTCTCGATGCGGCTGTTCGAACCAACAAGGTTGGCAAAGAAACCGCTGGGGCTAGGAGCGGTGGTAAGACCCGAGGACAGGGCCGGACCAACACCGAGAGCGGGAGCTGTTTGCGCACCAGCAATACCGCTGGAAATCACGTCGCCGCCGTCAAGACGGACGGAGACACGATACACGTAAGCGCCCGAAGGAACAGTGATACCGTTAGTGATGTCAGCACGAACGTCTTTATAAGCGTCAGGAGACGGAATAATGACGTCAGCAGCCGTGAAGGGCTGATTGCTGGCTTGTCCCGAGCCATAAGGCTGAGTGTAATACTCCAGCTGATTTGTGCTGGAACTAGCCTGATACGACAGGTCGACGTAACCCACGGCCTGCTGGGCAATCCAGCCGGGACGGAAGATAACGCCAACGGGACCACCAATCGGTTGATTGGAGTAGGTCTCGCTCGTACCATTCTCGTTCTGGAAACTAAAGCTGCTGGTGGAATGCCAGTAGCGCAGAACGTTGGTGTAGTTACCAGGATAAATCTTGGCAACAGAGATCTGATTAGGGTTGATAGCCATCGTTAGTTACCTCCTCAGGCGTTAAAGGAGTAAGCGATGGTGGCGAAATCAGCGTTCAGAAGTTCAAAACCTGCGTACAGGCTCCAAATCATCATGATGAAACGGCTGAAATCGTCATTGTTGTTCAGCAGCACCTGAGCATTGTTGCCGCCGATACCAACGCCAACGCTCTGGGGACCGAAGAACATACCGATAGCAGTTTCGTACGAAGACGAAGTACCACCGATACTTGCGGTAGCGCTTTGAGTCGGCATGTTGGTCGACTCGAAGAACCGCACACCCTCAAAGACGAAACCGGTCGGCATGATCGGTTCGCCTGCCACGAAGGTGGCTTGGCCGAAGCCCTGACCCATGTACAGAGCAGCGTTAGGCTGCATCGCGGACATGAGGGGGTTGATCTGACCGTTGCCAGGATAACGAGCAACTTCACGGAAGTCGCTGTTTTGGCGAAGGTGCATCAGGAAGGTGGGATCGCAAACACAGCGATAGAAACCATCCTGGAAGGTAGGAGTGTTCCGCTTACGCAGGCTCTTAACCACGCGGAGCAGGTCGTCCTTAACGTCGAACTTAGCTTGCTCGGCGTTGGAGTAGGTGAGGCTACCAACGGCAAGATCGCCGGGGTAGTAGTACCCACCTTGGGAATCAGAAGACTGACCTTTGGAAACAGCTTTCAGGAGTTCGTTGATGAACACCCGATCGCGCCAACGACGATAGTCGTCGAGCAGGGTCAGCGAACCGATCGACTGGTGGAAAGCAGTCAGGTTGCCAGTATCAAGCAGAAGACGCTGCGCGGTGATCAGGGTCTCGCGAGCAATCTTGAAGGTGCTGGGCTGAGTGGGATCAGACGGGTCAGCAGGACCAGTGTACTCGCGAAGAGTCACGAGCACTTTATCCTTAACAATGTTGCGGCTGTTCGCGGTGCCGATGGTTTGTTCGGCAGTACGCTCACGTGACTCTTTGCTCCCCGGATTGCCCCAGAACCTGTAGCGGTCTAACTGCACAGTCTGGCCTGGCTGCTTACTGAAGTCATGAACGACAACAGGCTCTGCAGCCATCTCTACAACGTACGCAGGATGCGGACGGTAAAGTTCGGCGCCGAGAAGCTTCGGGAAATCATTATCGACAAACACTGTCGATATCTCCAGAAACTACAAAGTTAGTTTAAACCGAATGTGAACAAAAGAGCCAAAGTTTGTCGCATTTTTAGCGTTAAATTCAACGCTGATTACTAGAATTAACTGTAGGACTGAAACGATGTACCATATTGCGCACAGATTCTGCGTTTTGTAAGTAAACAGAGCCGTAGTTGTAAACGTATCGACTTGATTTACCGCGATACGTGTGTGTTAAAAACGAGCTCATTAAACCCGGAGCATCAGCTCTTACATACTCGGTAAACTCTTGACAATAAGTAGGGGGGTTATAAATCCACGCTGAACGCGGGTTGCCGGAGGCATTTGGATTAACTGTGGTCAGCCTACTAGATAAATAATTTGAATTTAAAGAAGTACCTGCTGGGGGTGTAACTCCGGTCCAGCTGTTGTAAGTACCGGTATCACGTGTACCGAATTCCGGACCTGTAGATGTAACAACTTTTGCTCCAGCTATTGTTGTTGGGAACAAAGGCCGATATCCGGTATATGCGCTTAAAGAACCACTAGGTAAATAGACGGTGTTTTGATAATCAATCCAAAAACCTGAAACTGCCTGCGGAACAGTTCTGTACTGAGTCGTTAAATACCACGAGCCGCTGTTAGGGGGGCCGGGAGTAATAACACCCAAATCGGCACCTGTATCTTGAATGCCAGAACTAACGACGATAAAACCTTCATGGTTAGGTCCGCTTTGAATACGGTGCGGACCTAAGGCATACCTGTAATTAGTTAATGGTGTATAGACCACGGGTTACTCGCGGGTATACACCAAGTATAAGATTTTAACTAACTACTTCCGACTCAATAACGGGAGTAGGTTCGATCTTGTCGTTCAACGTGCTGATATCAGAGCTAATATTCTGCATGTCTTGAACATAAGCTGCACGAAGCTCAGCTAGTTCAGCCTTCAGCTGTTCAACTTCAGAAGAAGCGGCGGGCACCGAACTTGTGCGACGGCGACCAAGAGGATTAGGCATGTCAGGATTTCTTTCTAGTTTTAGTATACTTCTGTGCTTTTTTCTTAGCCTTTACGCGCTCAGGCAAATTGCCTTTAGTTTCGCGCTCGTATTCAGCGACTTTCGTTTTAGAAATTTCACCGCGCTCGGCTAACGCGTAAAACTTACGACGCTGAGCTTCGGACGCAAAAGGCATCAGATCAGTACTAACCCTTCAGTCATATTAACAAGCCCTGTACCAGAAAAATGCCCAAAAGAACTCAAATCTAATTTCGGTGATTGAATTCTTCTCCAAAGCTGATGCATATTCGTAAAACGAATATCGTCAATAAAAAGCCAGCGTCGTTTGTGAGAAAGTTTAGCCTTGCTTAAACGATCCAGAAATAAACCTTCAAAAACGTCGTTTTTAGGCCCATCTAACATGATGAACTCTGCTTTATCCAAAAGGGAAAGCTGTTCAGCAAAAATATTTTCTTCAGCTAAATCTTTCTTCAAAAAAGTTAAACGATCATTAGCAAAGTCTTGATCTTTTAAAACAGTCCAATCAAAGCTGTCATAGTCCTCAATATCAAACGTAAATACGCGACATTTAGATTTTGAATTATCAAGCATAACTCGTGAAGAACATCCTCGGTAAGTCCCTATGTCCACGCACACACTAGGGTCTAAGACATGTATAAGTCCACTGAGTAAACGATAGTGCTCACCAGGATAAATATTGGCATACTCAAAGTCGGGTTCTATTTTGTTTAAAGATGCGTACAGAACAGCTTGAACCACATAGGGAAAATTTAAAAAAATCTGCGTAGCAGGATCGTCATCTAGCGAATTGAATTGACTCGAAATGACGTGGCGAGGTTCAAGTATGCTCATAAGAAAAAACCCCGCCTAAGTAGACGGGGCTTAATGGTTTCGTTTATTGAGTATATCAGGCGTTGTCCATGAACAGGAGTTTGCCTCGGAAGGCATCGGGGCTCATCTGTGACAGATAGCGCCAAGCTTGCTCGGGGCTACGATTCATAGCGTCGCTGAAACCTTGCCACTGAGTGTCGGTATCAGCGCTAGGGGCACCGGCCATAGCCGAAGCGGGAACAGCGGGAAGCTGATCGTATCGGGGTTGATAACTCTGAGTGTCAGCTTCAGCATCCACGGGGTACACCTCGGTAAAGAACCGATTGGTGTAATCAGCGAGCTGATCAGGATCGGTCAGAATTTGCTCCATTGCCAACCCGCGAGTGGCAACATTTTCCAGGATGCCGTGTTGATGAATCAACGCATCCTCAAGCACCGTGGCATACTGATTAAGAATGCCAGGAGCCTCAACACCGAAGTGGTTAACGACGGCGGCGGTTGCTTCGCTTAGTTGAGGGAGCTGTTGCTGCTCCGTAGAAGTCGGATAAGAAGTCTGGGTTGTAGAGGCGCTGCTGTACGAGGTCGGCTGAGCCGTAGGGGCTTGGTACAGATAAGGTTGGGCCTGTAAACTCTGACTGTACAGTTGAGTATCCTGCGGTGCCGTTTGGTACTGCGGATACTGTGCTGTCTGGCTGGGGGACGGGGAGAGACGGGAAACTACCCGCTCCAGGCTGCCCAACGCTGCTTCCCACGGGTTGGACGGGGAGGACGTTGACGGAAACTGGTTGTACTGGCTGCTGGTAGAAGGGACCGTAGCCGGTGTTGCCTGCGACGGCGCTTGGGGCATAACTGCCGAAGGTGCCGCCTGGGTAGTTGCTACCCATTGCGGGTAGGCTGTCGAACCCGCGTCCGCCGAAGGCGCTGCCTGTGGGGCCGCTACCGCCGGGGAGACCGGGCTCGGGATCGAAGCTGGGATCTGCTGGCTCATAGCTGCCC